ATATTCTTTAATTTTTTTGCAAACTAAATAGTTACCGACACTAGCACGAATAGTAGTAATATCAAATGTTTCAGTAACTTTAATAACTTCATCAATGTTATCTAAGAATTCTTGAGGGGTAACAAGAAATTCATGATGTTCTGTTTGAAGATAATCTGCTACTAATTTTGCATTTTTAAGATCAGGTGACCCTTCAAAACCAATGGAGAATGTTCTGAGTTGTTTTTCTTTTGGTAGGTATTTACGAACTAAACCGGCAATTAAACTAGAATCTAATCCGCCACTAACTAGGCATCCAACTGGTCGTTCAGTCATCATACGTTTTTTAACTGCAGTATTTAATGTTTCATATATGCAATGTAGGGTTTCACGATAATCATTTTTTAATACAGGAAATTCATTCCATGAATATAGATAATATGGTTTAATTTTAATTTCAGTATAATATGTATTATTAATTATTCCATAATGTGCAGGAGGAAAATGAGATACTGTACCAGTAATATTCATACCTTTTAATTCACTAGAAATCTGAAAAATATTATTATCATTACAATAGTATAATGGTCTTACACCAAAACGATCACGACCAATATATAATTCTTTTTTATTACTATCCCAAATAATAAAAGCGAACACACCATCTAGTAGTGTGCATGTTTTTTCAATGCCAAATTTTTCAAACAAAGGTGTAATAATTTCGCAGTCGGATCCTGTAGTATTTGTATAATTAATTAATTCTTCTAGTTGTTTGTGGTTATAAATTTCGCCGTTACACATTAATACGTAATGTTTATATATCATGGGTTGGGCACCAGAACCGATACCATTAATACTAAGGCGGAAAAAATTCATAATAATATTTGGGTCGGAATATGTTTTATGGTCGTCGGGGCCTCGAGCAGATAAATTTTTTGCATTGCAACAATACTCAATCAATTGTTGTTTATTAAAATAGGATAAAACGGCATGAATTCCACACATTTTAGAATAAATAAATATAACTATTTATATAATTTATTTACTTAATAATTTTATGGGAGATGAAGATGCTATTCCAAAAGATGATCGAAATGATATTAAAATAGATGTAGATGTAAATGATATAGGGAAATTCAGCGAATTAGCAAAACAATATGGTACTCATTGGGATGGTACGAATGAAGATACATTACATGAATGGGTAGGTATAGGTACATATCATATTCGTTTATTAGATTATGCGTGTGAAGTTAATAGATCATTTTTGCGATGGAACAGTATATTAGGTATAGCATTATCAACATTAACAGGAACATTATCGGCGTCACAATTTGCGAATGTAACTATAACGACAGCATACACAGTTATATTGACAGTGTTTTCTTTTTTAATTACGATAAGTTCAGGATATATGAAAGTATATCAAGTGCAAGAACAGTTAGAAGTATATATTAAAATTAAACAAGAGTGGATAGATTTTACAACATTAATTATATCTGAATTACAGTTACCGACTAGACTAAGAAGAGATGCATCATATTTAATATGGAAGCATAAAGATCAATATAGTGATTTATTAAAGAAAGATGTTAATGTATCATCATTTGTAAGAACAAGGATCAAAGAACCATTAATATATTATGTTAATGGTTCGAAGGCGATATTAAGTAAAACACATTTAGCTGATATATTAGAAAATATTAATGATAATAAGAATAGTAGAAAGGATGAAATTAGAAAAATAAAATTAATTAAAGAGAAAGAAGAATTAATTGCAGTAATTGAAGATTGGAAGAAAAAAGCAGAAGAACTTAGACCAAATTTTGGCTTATCATATTCAGAAAGAATTAGAGATGCAAAATATAGAATAAAAAAAATTGATGATGAATTAATAGATTTAGGTGTTAAAGATCAAATAACATCACCTACAGATATGAAAAATATGTCAGTATCAGTACCACAAGAACCTGTACTTGATACTGATAGTGAAACAACGGAAGAATCAAATAATTCTGATAAACCAATTAAAGTACGTTTTCAAAATAATAAAATAAATAAATTAATAAAAGAGAAAGAGCAAATATTAAGAGCGATAAATGAATTAGAAACATATGGTAAAGATAAGCTAGAAGAGTTATTAAAAAATGCTAAAAATAAAAAACATGAAGAAGAGATTAATAAAAATTATAATAGTTATAATAAAAGATTAAATAATAGTTTATCAAGAATTTCAGATGAAATAACAGTAGAATTAGCAAGAATGAATAAAGAAAGAACACGGTATAAAAGTGTTACAAGGTATAAACTAGGACGACAATCATCTAATAGAAGTATTAAAGTAGATAATAAAGAAAAACCTGAGGATAAACCAGTAGAAGAAAAACTACCAGAAAAAAATGATAATATTAAAAAAGAAGAAGATAAACCAATAGAAGCTGATAAAAATTGATTTATATTATAATTAAGAATATATTATAATATAAATATAAAATGATGACCGCTAAAGAAATAGATAAATTGTTTAATGAGATGTATGATGCAATTTATGTAACATGTGATTTATATAATTTTAAGGAACATTTAGATAAATTAAAAAATAAATATAGTAATTTGAAAGAGATATTAAACAATAAAATTAAGCCGATGGATGAAATACAGTTATTTATTGATAATTATAGATTAATTGATAAAAGGTATGTAACTGGGCAAAATTTAATTGAATTAGATATAATGGATCTATTAATTGATTATGGGATGGATTAATTTACAACATAAATATTAATTTATAATAATAGTAATGGGGTCATGTATAGGAAAACAGCAAAAAAAATTATCAAAATCACCAAGTGTTACAACAAAGTCATATGTAAATAAGAAATTTAAGAAGAAGAAAAAGAAGGCAATACCAAAAACATTAAAAAAAATGGTATGGGATAAGTACATAGGAGAAAATAAAGGAAAAGCCAAGTGTTATTGTTGTAAGCATCAAGATATAAGACAGATAGATTTTGAGGCGGGGCATGTGAAAGCTGAATCAAAGGGTGGTAGTACTACATTAGATAATTTACGACCAATATGCCATCAATGTAATGTGAGTATGGGAGCGATGGATATGAATCAATTTATGGCTACATACATCAAAAGTTGAAATAATATTATATTGAAACTATATAATATTAATAACAAAAAGAAGAAATATAAATAAGAATGTTTGTTTTCGAGTCAAAGAACACAATCGATGATAAGACTGATATTATTACAGGCAAAACGCTTGTTGAAATTTGCGAGAATGTCTTAGAATATCATAATGGTGCTTTTAAAAAAGACACTAATGATGATATTGTGAGGTTTATGAATTTTACTGGAGAACTGATTCTAGAAACTTCAGAAGTTAATCTTAAATTTATTCTATATGGTGCAGATGATGAAATTAAACAGGAAGTTACTAAAGAAATGACCGAAGATTCTCATACGTTTTGGAACATGAAACACAGTGAGATTGAAGTTGTAACTTTTAAGAATCCATCTCATAATGGGGAAGCAGTATGGGATAGCGAATATGTTGAAGATGAGCACAGTGACGATGAAGAAGATATTGAAGAAACAAATAATAATGAAACTGTATAATTTATTTTAATTTACCTTCCTCCATTAAACTAATTTTATAATCATATGTATTTATAATATTATTATTTTTTATGTTATTAGTAAAATAGAATGAGGGAACCATTAATTTAATTATTTGTGTATATATATTTGACATTGATCCAAACATTTTAATATTATTCATTAATATATATATTTATTTAAATTATCAATTTTTACAATAAAATTGAAAAAATAATAGTATTGTAGCTATTTAAATAATAGTAAATATATACAAGATGCAAGCATTGATCTCTACTCTCCAATTGTTCCGATTGTCTATTAAGCCGCGTGGTGAGAACTTCTCCCATGCGGCATCTATCTTCTGTGCTTCTGGGAAAGAACGTTATCTTAAAGAACCTCAGTGTAGGTTACAACAATTATAGGTGTTATCATAAGTTTTGTACAACGCATGCAGAGGTGGATGCAGTAAATAAGTTGAAGCCTCGTGATAAGCATAAGAAGCCAGTCAAGGTGGATATTATGGTGATTCGAATTACGAGTACAGGGGGATTGTGTTCTTCCGCGCCGTGTCATAATTGTGAGGAATATATGAAGACGCAGGCGATTAAGAAGGGTTACAAGATTCACAAAATTTATTACTCTACGTCAAGTGGAGATATTGAGACAAAGATATTGCGATAATTATTTTAAAAAACTATAATATGTCATGTCCATATAAATATGTATTAGGTATTCCAGAGAAAGGATTTCATGCAGTAAGAGTATTAGGGTTTGCATTATTTGATATATTAGCAACGATAGTTTTAGCAGGATTAACGGCTTATTTTTCACAAAGTAATTTTTTTATACATTTAGGAGTATGGTTAGTGATAGGAGAAATATTGCATTATTTATTTGGAACACAAACTAAATTTTTAACAACGATAGGTGTTGATGCATGTCTAGAAAAAAATAAAAATTGAAATAAATAAATATTAATTAATAATAATATTATTAAAAAATGCTAACGAGTGAAACATTAGTCAAGAACTGTATTGATAATGAATTACCAACTAGCAGTGCGGTTTTGTGTGATTATTTTGGTATTTTTAATACAAGTACATTAAGGAAAGATATTATATTTGATGTTTATCGTGATATGGTAATTAAAAAGAATGTTACATCAAGTGAATTACATTTAGCGTTAAAAGATAATAAATTAAATAAATTAATTAAAAAAAAGATGGTAGGATCTAATACTCAATGCTACAAAGATTTTTGTATGATGGGTATTGTAGTAGGGACTAATATTGATGGTATTGAGAGTGAATAAATATTATCTAATATATTCTTTAATATTAGAATGTTTCTGAATAATCCATGTTTTATTTGGATCACGTTGAACACTAGGATGATCTAAATAACAGTGTATGCGTGTATTTGGTTTTGAATAAGCACTACCAGCATGAACTAAATCAGCACGAAAAAATACAGCATCACCTTTATTTAATCTAATTTGTTGTTTATAAATTACTTTTAAATCACCTCGAATAACTTTATGTGATTCAGGCCATACTTCTAATGTAGTATCATCTTCTAATGCTAAGAAAAATAAAAGAGGAACTGTATTATCAGTAGTTTCTAATAATTCAGGAGTTGGAATATAATCACAATGAGCTTCTTGTTCTTGACAACCAGCTAAACTATGAAGAATAACAAAATTTTTAACAATATATTCACCAAATTGAAGTTTTTCTTTTAGAGTTTTAACCCAATTAGTTAATGGTAGTGTAATTTGTCTTCTAAGCTTACATTTACCATTAAAAATAGGTTCAGCTTTTTTAGCCCGATCTTTTGCATAGTTTATTATTTCAGTAACATCTATAAAATTTCGATGAATATTATATCCTTCCATTAAATAAATGAGTTATTATTCTTTAACTATTTACAGAAAAATTGATAATTATAAATATTAAAATTATTATAATTATAAATAAAATGAATTTTTTAGAAACAAATATATTTGTACCGGTAATCTTTGATTAGCGCTAATTATCTACGATAATTACCGGTAATTTCAAGAAATAAGTATGGTGATAAAATTTATGAATGTCCTATTTGTCCAGGAGATTCAGGTTCATTATTAATTATAACACATTATTATCTTTGTCCGAACAAAAGAAAAATACCGATTGAAAGGAAGAAAAAGATTAATTTAAAATAAATTTAAAGAAAATTGAAATTTTTATTTATAATAAAATGAATATTATTTATAAATTACAAAAAAATATACTAAGATGGTAGAACGTTCAAATAAATGTCCAATGTGTAGAAAAAAATATGAACGACCTGAAAAAGAAAAAGATCCAAATAAAAAAGTATGGACAAATATGAATAATTGAAAACATAAACACTTTACTTTATTAATAGTAATAAAATAAAATGACAACTAATATCTATGTTTTAAAATTAGAAAATGATTATTATTATGTTGGTAAAACAAATGATTTAGCAAAACGGTTTGAAGAACATAAATCTGGTAATGGTTCTACATGGACAAAAATTCACAAACCATTATCTTATGATAAAGTTATTGAAAAAGCTAGTCCATTAGATGAAGATAAAATTACAAAAGAATATATGATTAAATATGGTATAGATAAAGTAAGAGGAGGAAGTTATGTTCGAGAAAAATTAACAAATACTGATATAAATTCATTGCAACGAGAAATATGGGGTGCACAAAATTTATGCTTTAAATGTGGTAATAAACATTTTGTAAAAGATTGTTATGCTAAAGTAGACGTTAATGGTAATAATATTACAAATACAACTAGGGGAATTGCTGTTAAATTTTCTAAAAAGACAAGCAGACCTAAAAAATTATTGGAGCCAGTTAATACAGAAGATAATAATGATGCAGCAAATGAAGAAGCACGAAAGAAATGTCTTGAATTTTTAGGTAAATTATTTAGTTGTTTCAAAGTTCCTCCTGTAAATTAATATGCCATTAATACATCAGGTAAATCCCATTCTTTTAAAGTAGGATAAATATTAGTTTTACTAGTAATATTAAACATATAACGATGTAATTTCATTAAAAGAGTATAATAATCTTTAATATTTTTTTCAATAGTAAATCCATCTAATTCAGTTTCTCTTTCATGTAAATATAAATTTACTGCATTTTCAACAGTTGATAGTGGATTTGGTCCAGCATTAGGTTCAGGATTTTTAATTCTAGTTAGATAAATTAGATGATAAGAAAAATTAACACCTAATTTATTTTTAAGTGCTGTACATTCCTGTACATATAAGGTAACAGCACCAGTATTTACTTTATCTTTTGTAAATTTACATTGAATAAAAAACCAATAATTACCAAGACGAGCAGCTATATCAATTTTGGTAATAGATATATTATATTTTTTACCAAATTCTCTAATTTCATGTTCTCTGTATACTTCATCAAAATAAGCTAATGAATCGTGAATAAATATTTCAAATGTATTTCCAATTATTATACGAATTTGAATTAATGATAAGTTATCGCTCATCGCATTTTTACATAATTCATTTAACTATTATAGTTTGAAAAATCAATTTTTAGTACTTTAGATATAAAAAATTAATGATTAAATAAACAGTTTTTTTATATCGGCCTCTGCAAATTTTTTTGTCGTATCAATTTTTTGTTTTACTGATGTTTGAATACAACTCAATAAGGATTGAACTTTATTTAAATATTCATCATCTTTTGTCTGATATTCAATGTTTTTAAATTCATTTTTCCAATTAATTTGTAAGTCATTACTTGCATTATGTACATAAGTATGGATATCAAATATAGGTTTTAATAGAACATTTTGTGTATTTTTATCTTTTACTAGATAATGACATTCAGTATGTTTATTACGTTGTTTTTTAATTTGGTTTGTTGTTTTTGCCTTTGTAAGCATCTCAAAAAATTCATTCCAGTTCGAGTTTTTTGGATAATTAGTAAGCCCAGTGATGCTGAAATATATTGATTTCTTATTTGCACTATCATCACTTGATTTACAATTTGAAAGTTTGAGATTAATGTCAATAGAATTAACTATAATATCACAATATGAACGAGGAGGTAAAATTTTTATTTTCCAGTCAGGATGCATTTTTAGTAGCTGTTTTTTCATCTCAGTCAAGAATGGGTTTTCTTTTACAGCGCTATCAATACGTCCATCACTTCCTTCTTTTGTATATTTTATTTCTT